AGTGACAACTTTGCAACGGGCTGGTGTTACAGTTTTAAGGGCTGGCGCTATCCGGCTGCATTTTTTCGTCAATTACAAAACAGTGTTTTAATGCGCAGCGCTGCCGGACGTCTTGCAATCCAGCATTCATTTAATGAAATACCAAAGAATAAAGTTTTAAGATTATATGTTGACGGGGATTTCTCCGGCAGGCATAATATTGTTTTCTGGATGGAATTGATACGTTCCAGGCCTGACGTGCAAGTTTATGGATATTCAAAAAGCTGGCATGCATTTATTGCACTTGGTGAAAGCGGTTTTGTATGGCCTGCAAACTATAAACTTAATCTTTCCAGCGGTTCAAAATATAACAGCGCTGCCTGGCTTGAAAAAATGGGCAAGCTGTCTTGTGTACGTGGTTCATTTGTGGCCGTTCCTGTTGCAAGAAAACATATAACTAGCAAGGCCTATCAAGATAAAGACAATGAAGGCAGCAAAGAATATCGTAAGGAAGTGCTAGAAGCACTTAAGGAAGCCGGGCATGAAAAGCGCTTTGCTTGTCCGGGCAATTGTGGCAATTGCTTGCCAAACGGGCAGCATGCATGCGGTAGCGACAAACTTGATGGTGTTACAATTGGAATTGGCGTACATAACTAAACTTATTAAAAGCAATCTATGGATAAAGAGAAATTAAGAATATTTTTAGGTCAATTAATTGACTTGCAAGCAATGTTTGAAAGCATGAAAACCAGCGGTTTGAGCTGGGATAATGTGCAAGAAATACAAGACAACTTGCGCTGCATAATAATTGATCTAGAAAACGCAATCGACTAACGAGAAAGGCGCGCCTGGCGTGCAAATATATACTTTTATTAATCCAAAATACTACAAAATACTACTATGACTTACGACATACTACTTTTAATTTTACCCTGGATCTTTCCAGCTTGGTTAATGTTGCAAGATATTATCAACAAGAAAGGGGAGCAGTGAAACACGCATCACAACTCTTTCCAATCGCCCTGGATCGCTTGCTAGAGATTGGCGAGAAAGCACGGAAACAAACAGAGGATAGGGAGCGTGCAAAGCATGTGGCAGGGCCTCGCGGAGCGAGGGCATGCAAGCATGCAGCATGTAAGGAGAAACAACTTAAACTAAAACTAACAACCACACTATAATTATGAGCAATAAACAAGTAACACACACACCTGGGCCGTGGGCAAATGCATCTGTAGGTATTGGATCAAATGCAACGCAAGTTGTTTGGCTTGGAGAAAATACTGATAAGAGAATTCAAGTAGTAGGTACAGGAAAAGACCAAGCAAACGCGCGCCTAATTGCAGCAGCGCCTGAGTTGTTGGAGCAATGCAAACTCTTCGAGCAATTGCTTTCAACTTTAATCATAGAAGGCCATAGTGGCGCGGATCTCGAAAGAGATAACTTGCGTGCAATCCTCGACAGAGTGGAAGGAGAAACAGCATGAAAGAAGAAATAACAAAAGAGAACGCGCATAAACTTGGCGTGCCATATTACAGAACTGTCCAAGAAACTTGCGAAGAAACGCGCAGAGATGAAAATCATTCTACATTCCTAAAATCAGAGATGGACAAAGCGTGGAATGATGGTAAGAAAGATAAATACAAAGAATTATATAAGGAATCAAGCGACTATACTTTAAATATTTCAAGTAATAGGCGTGATATTATGATTTTTAAACATGATTGCAAGATTTGGCCAGATCCTGCACCAATTGAAGGTAGAAATAGAAGTGGTGAGTTGTCCATTACTCATATTGATTGGCCTAATTTTATGCCAAGAAAATATAGCTATGAGGATTCACTTATTTTTACATATAGTGATGAAAGGGGTAAAGTTTTAGTGAAAAATTTATCATTTAAATTGAGTGATGAAATTAAGGAATAGAACAACATGAGCAAACAAGATAACAACTCAATGCTCCCAAAGCTCGCCTTAGGCTTGTCGCTCTTCATAGCGCTCAAGTTTGTGCCGAAAGTGCTTGCATGGTGGACGAGGAAATTTAACAAGAATACTAACTAAAAATATACAATGAAAATTAATGAAATAAAAATGCCATTGCTTGACTTAAAACAGCAATTACAATTATTAAAAGATTGCGAATTAATCCCGTTATCTGATGAAGGTGCAAATTGTCAATGCGATGAAGAAATGATTCACCCGCAAGATATTTTAGGTTACGCCATTGACTTAATTGATGAAGTATCGAAATACCAAAAAGGTAGCATGGAAATTGTAAGAACAGAATGCAAAGAGGTTACAGGTGGTTTCCTGTTTGCGGTAAGAGATTGTGATGGAAATGAAATGCAGGACGAAGGCGGTCGCACTCGATGGGTAACGAGACAAAAGGCACTTGATGCAATCAAGAGTAAATTGTTAACAATCAAACCTTGGCACAAATTAATATGAAAGAAATAACTATTGACGAAGCAATTGAAGAGCTTGCTTGCGATCCAAGAGAGATTGAAACTTATTTTGTAAGTTGGAGAAAGGTTGAAGCGAATGGAGTAATCTCAAGAAAAGATACATGGGAAACAAAAGCAAAAAGTTTTCATATCGCTTTCTATGATTGGCAATATGATTGCCATGAATATGTATGTGCAAAGCTAAGCAGCGAAACAGACCAAAGGTTTGAAGTTTATAAGATCAAACGCTTTGACAAAAACAACAACCTGACGGGCGTTAGAAGATATGATCGTTTTGGTTGCATTACAGAAAGTTGGAATATTGACCCAACAAAACCAAAAGCACCACCTTTAAAAAAGCAGATTCAAGAATCAAGAAAACGTTTGGCAAAAAGTGGTTGGTGGACAAAGAGAAACAAGAAACAAATCAACTAAAAATATACAATGAAACTAGAACTACAATTTGATATAACAAAAACAACAGAAGATACCATTGAAGGCACATGGCATGGTAATATTGATGATGAAGCAGTTTACTTGCATTGGTACACTGAATTATTAATAAAACATCATATTGCATCGCTTGTAGATAATATAGACAGCGAGTATGGATTTGGCACTCACACATGGAAAAGAGATACGAAGCACATCAATGAGAAATGTGGGGTATCTTTGTTTGAGGAGAATGGCAAAGAGATAGATGACGAATCTAAGCATGGCACTTTCGTAGCATGGAAGGATGGTGTGCCAGCATGAGTGCATTCCCTTGGGACAACTCAGGCAAAGATGATCTTGAAGAGTTGCAAGCTCTCCTCAAGGAAACAGGCAGAGAAGTAACCTTGCAGGAATTACCTCAGAATGGTTTCTTATCATGCAACCTTGCATCCACACGGGTCGTAAATCGACCGGTTGGTTTCGTAAAGGTAAGCTTGGTAGCGCGCAACTCACCATTTCGGTTCTTCGCAACGTTGCAAATAATGTCATCACTGATTGGATCTACTTCAGTTTCACGATGTAAGAGAAGCACGCAATCTGCATCCTGTTCGATGCTTCCAGACTCTCGGAGATCCGAGAGCATGGGATTCCTACCTTGAGATTCTAAGGCACGATTTAACTGAGAAAGGGCAAGCACGGATGTATCATACTCCATCGCTATTTTTTTAAGCGTTCGAGAAACGTGCGAGATTTCCTGTACTCTACTCTCTATGTTGGGCACGCTTAAAAGTTGCAAGTAATCGACAACGATTAAACCAAGCTCACCTTCCAATCTTTGCTTGGCGATGAATGCCTCAATACTTTGCATGGTTGCCTGGTTATCATCCTTGAAGGTGATAGGCCATGATTGCATGGCTTGCACTTGCTTCTCAAGTTTCTGCTTGTGTCCGGCAGTAAGTAAGCCCTTACCTGTTGGCTTGCGTACACCACTGACATTGGAAAGTAATCGCGCACTGCATTCACTTGCAGTCATCTCCAAGCTAGCATAGCTTGCCCGTAACCCACGCCTTGCACATTCATAGGTCATTTGTATGGCTAATGCACTCTTCCCTACTCCTGGACGTGCGGCAAGGACATACAGGCTACCTTTCTTGAATCCACCACCAAGAATAGAATCAAGTTTGGGCAAGCCTGTTGGGATTGCCTGTGTACCACCTGCATCGATTTCGAGAAACTCGGCATACGCTTGCTTGCTTGCTGGTCCACATGCAACCACACCTTTTCTTTGACTAAGTGATTTCGCTACCCGGTTAACAAATGATTGTGCTATCTCCTCAGCCTGCTTGCTTGCTTTTAAATCATCTGTGGCATGATACAGGGCAAGCTCAACTGCTCGTGTGTTGCGATACTCAATCAGATATTCAATGTATCTTTCAATACCACCACCACCATATTTTTCAGATAAAAACAATATCTCATCCTTAAGCTTTGGATGTTCAATGATTAAATCAATCTCATTACATGGACTGAGTCGCAGGCACGTTTCAAAGATCGTGGAACGATCCGTGGTTGAGAAATCATCCTTGGTCAGTGCTTCACCTGCCTGTGCAGTGGCAAGTCCGCTTTCATCATGCAGCATAGCAGACAAAACTGCTTGTTCAGCAAGTTCATAATCAATCAAATCTCAGACCTTTCGTGGTTTGGCTGGATGTAACTTTGCGTAGGTGTGGGTGTTCTTTTTTTATCCATCCTCTACAAGCTGTACTAAAACCAGAATTCCAACAGGCATACTTGAATGCAGAAGCCTTTGCCCAATCTACGAACACTTCAAGCGAGCCTTCATAATCCATGCCTTGTTTTTCTGCTATTTGTTTATTTGGTGAAAAATCATCTGGTATTGTGGTCTTTGCTTTCTTCTTGGTTTTGACCTCTTCCGTGTTTGGCGTGCTATATATAATATTATTATGGTATTTCGTAAGAAATACCCGCGCACACGCGAGGCGAGATGGAATGTTGCCCCAAATGAGGTCAGAAATCACTTGTCCTTTAGTTAGACCTGAAAGCTCACACCAGGCACTTAACAGTTCCTGTGTTTCTTTGTTAATTTTGACCCGTAAATCTTGTTTTTCTGTTGTCATTTTTATCCTCCTATGATTGCCACCAACCATGCAAAAATCATCCACATCCAGGTTAAAATTGCGGCGATAAACATTGCGGTAAATATTATTTTATTCATTATTTTATTAAGTAAACTCATGTGTGTTTATGTGTAGTTCTTTGTATTATTTGATCCCGTGAAACAGTACATTTTGCATGTTCTTTAATGGTTTCTACGGGTATTAGATATGCCTTTTTGGGGTGGGTATCACCCTTTCCTGTGAAGATTTGCAGAGGTGGATTCAGCGATACAATCAAGTCCTTGAGCTTCCTTGGAGAAATAAATATAAACTCCGTTTTTGTATCGAAGATCCACCAATCTGCGGTTGTTGCCATCAACCCGGATGGTTTTTTGAACATCTCGATTTCCACCACTAAGTTGCCAGTATAATGCGCCTTCCAATCCTGTTTTACCTCGTATCCTTCCTTGGTATTTGCCAAGAAGAAATCAAAGTTTTTGAACTTGCCCGGTATAGGTATGGGCTTGTGTCCCAAGGATTGGAAGAACGCAATTAGCTGGTCTTCCCGTTGCTTGCCAATGTCAAGACTCGTGTCGAATTCGGTCATTGATTGTTGGTGTGTCAGGTTTAGGAATTAAATTATCACCACGAACAACAATTCTATCCATTTTTTTACCCTTC